AATCTCTTCCACTGCATCGGCATTGTCCTGTAGGAACTGCCATCTTTCCTTTTCGGGGATTTCTTGACCTAAAAATTTATCCATTATTTTTCATTTTAGAAATTAGTTCTTCTTTCATCCTCAGCATATTAGCTATGCCTTTCATTCGGGATTGAGCAGCAAGATACATCTGTTTGTATTTGCCAGCATCCTTCAAAGCACGCTCATACTTCGCTGTCTTTTCATCAGAAAATCTACCGGCACTATCACGGTTGTATATCTTGATTGACTTTATCTCATTTCCGAATAAATCTTCCATAGCTAAATAAACTCTTTGTTACGTTCAATTTCTTGCTGGGCGTATATCAGCATTTGATGTTCATTTGCAGCCGGCAGATAGATACCTGCCACCGACGCGCTCCAATTACGGAAACGGTCAATACTCAGGGTCATTTCGCCCGTTGTCAGCTCTGCTGTACTGCGCAAATAGGTTACTTCCTTCCCCTTCTTGTTGACCGTCTTACGTTCAAACAAATCACGGTTGCAAGTCCTCTTATAGAAGTCAATTTTGGCTTCGTCAAGGCTACAACCGTACTCACTGCCGAAATACCCTAAAAGAAGATGCAAGTAGCTGTTTTGGGCAAGCGTGCGGTTAGGAAGTTTCTTTTTCACTTCCACCACCGCACGTTCACTAAACAGCTTGTTTACATACTCCTTGAATTTGGGTATCTGATATTCATTCTTCAAATCGAACAACATATACTAAAAAGGTAAATCGTCCTTTGCATTACCATTCGCATCAACTGGTGGCGGAAAGTTCTGCGGTTGCTGATAAGTCGGCTGTGGTGCTGGTTGTTGTACTGGTGCATTCTGTGGAGGTTGCGATACACCGCCACGCACCTCTATCTTATAACATCGAATAGACGCCATACGTTTAAATTCTCCGTCCAAGTTCGTCCACGAACGCCCTTGTAAGACAAATGATATAGTAACAACATCACCCTGATTAAAACGGTCAAGTTCTGCACACTTATCGCCCGAAAACTCTAAGGGAATAATGTTTTCATACTCGCTACGCTCACCCGTATAAGGGTCGTAAGTAGTAGCATCTAAAATAAATTCCCGTTTGGTAAATGGAGAACCACCGTTCTTGGACGGAATTTGGACGGTCTGACCGATTTCGATTATCCGTCCGGTTATTTGATTTGCCATTAATTTTCTCCTCCAAATATCTTTTTATCGGTGATTAATTCTCTGTTTTCTTCCAAGAACCGGATAAATTCCTCACAATGATTAGTAAGAATAGGTATATCACGCTCCGGATTGAACACATAAGTTTCAGTATAGGTATCTACCACATAACCGCCCTTGTTAAACTCTACAATGTTGTACTCAAATGTCCGTACATCCGAACCGTTCTGCATAAGAGCGAATGGATAAACAAGGTGTTGGTGGTGGTCTTTGAACTTTCCTACGGTGTAGCTACCGGTAGTTTTGATGTCATGAACGCTCGTAGGCATCAATTCATCAATCAGACCGTAAACCAAAACATTACCATAGACTGTTGGTAAAATCGCTTCCACCCTCTGCTGGGTTAATGCACCTTTGAAATAATCAGCAAATTCTCGGCAAAGAGAAATGGGAAAAACAAATGTGCGGTCATTGTAAACAACCGTATAACAAGTATTATCCTTGTTGCGCTCTACATCCATACCGTTCGGCTTGCGATTTTCTATAAGAGCGTCCACCAACTCATTAAAGGCTGTTCCCTTGTCGGCCGCTTCACTGTCGAAAGGTTTACGATTGATACAGTTTATCAGTTCTTGAAACTGTTGCTCGTGAAACTCTTCGGGGGTATGGGGAGGATTTTCACTCCATCCCCAATACTTATCCCAAATCACATCACTATTCAGATACCCCCAAAAGGCGTCTAAAAGTGTTGCATATATGCGGTAATTAGGCTGCTGCATCGCTGTAAGTTTTAGTTTCTTTATCAAAGACCAGCCCCAAAGCCTTCACCTTTGAAGCAAACAAGCTTCTCGCCATCATCAAAGAACTACCAACGTGTTCAAACTCATTAATATGAGAGGCGAACTCATTAGCGGACTTGGCATCGGTGATAAACTCAATGCTTTCTTTGATTTCTTCTATTACCCTGTTGAATTTGTCGCTTTCTGCTTTCTTTGCCTGTAACATAGCAAGATAAGGATTAATCACCCGTGTGGTGATAAAGTCATTCTTGGCGGTCGGATTGCCGTTGGCATCCAAGTTGGTAGGAACTTCCATTACAGAGGGAAGGTTGCAGGTGTTCTTTCCATCATTCCTGTTAGTAGGGTCGAATGTGATTGTACACTTAACTCTACCATTTTCATTCTTGGCTTCCATGTAGCCCAACAAATCAAGCTCCGTGACAATAGAGTTGTAAGACTTCTCACGCAAAGCAGGAATAAATACCGTATCATCACCTTCTTTTCTTGTGTCACGGTGGGCGACGAAGATAATATTTTTGTTTAAGTTAGATAGGTTACGGACAAATCCGCTAAATTCTTGGTTAATACCGCCCCAATCTCTTATCTGGGGCTGACGTGTCCCACATTTATAGGAAATGATGAAATCCATCATCTTGCCAATGGTGTCTACCACGATGGTTTGATAAATGGACAAATCTTCTTGCAAAACCTGTTGAACATCGCTCCATGATGTTATCTGAACTGTATCTACACCATCCAAATGGGACATATTCACACGTTTTACACCGTTATCGAAGTCCAATAATAAAGGTTTAGGGGCGCTCAAGGCTGTTGTAGTTTTCCGCATACCTGCCTGACCGTAAACCATCATCTTAATAGTTGACGGTATTACCAATTCATTACTTTTTTTAATAAGACTCATAATCATAAAGTTTAAAGGGTTATTTACTAATTTCTTTCATTTCAGCTTTCGCCAGTGGAGACAACGTATTCATATAATTACACTTGAAAGCTGCTGCATCCAGCTCAACTACATTGTATCGAACACCTGAGCGAACCTTTCCATCGGCATCCTTATACCTCTTTACAATGCCTTCTTTGACCCATTTTGCAACATTCCCCTTTCCATAAGAAATGTGGGCTTGATTTTGGGTTATAAATTTGGGCTCTTTGAACGAATCAATGCGTTCTTCCTTTCTACCTAATCCCTTAGCGTAGTCCACCAGTTTAAATAAAACTTCCTCCGGCATCTGTATTATCATAAGACCTCCTTATTCTTTCTGTTCGTTCCACTCTCGTTCTTCTTCCTTTTCTCATATCGCCTTGTTCGTGATAAAGCGAAAAAGAAAACACACATAATAGACAGCAGGCAACCACCGTACGGCTAATGGGTGAAAAGTTCATCGTTAAACTTATACCCGATATTCTCTCAAACACAAGCGTCGCAAGCTCTCTCCCGTTCCTTAATTGAAGAACCTCAAATGCTTTTTGTAGTTGGTTGTTTATCGTGCTAACCGCCCGGCATTTGAGATCAGCAATTTCTTTCTTTTCATACCCTTGTGCGTACATCCGTGCTGTAATCTCGCATTCGGGTGTTAGTTCAGTTAATACTCTTTCCATAATCGTGTAAATTAGACCACTACTTAGTCATGTTATTGACGATATACATAGAATTGGTGTACTTATTCTTCGAAATGGTATATACATTCTTACCACCCGGAGCTACAACACCTTTTTCTCTCAATTCCTTGTTTATCTCATGGGCCTCTTGCCTGTAGCCAGTTACCTCAACTTCTGATAGCGGGATAATCTTCTGTTTTCCCGGCTTTACTTTTAAAATCGTTTCTCTGATTGTTGCCATAAAACTTATTGTTTAATTAATGATTTGTGGATGGTATTAATATCCTAAAAACTACATCCTAATTCCATGTTTTCCCACACCAGATATCTTGTATGGTAGCACTTCCTACATTAAAAATATTTGCGACTTTCCTTTTGGACATATTTCCTTTCAATTTTCTTATCTCTATAACTTGTTCAACTGTTAACTTGCGTAATTTACGCTTTGCGGTGTCGCTTAATTTATTACCAATCATGTGATTGCGAGAATGCATGCTCCTATCCATGATCTCCAAGTTTTCAATCCTATTATCAGTTTTATCCCCATTAATATGGTGTACGACCTCATTAAATGATAATTTCCTTCCAATATGTGATTCCATGATGTATCTATGCAAATCATGCTTCTTGCCATTTATTTTTATTGCTTTGTATCTATTCATTTCATTAAATTATTAAGAAAGGTGTACTATTCTCACGAACGGCACACCCAGTACAAACACAAAATAAAACACGACAAACAAAACATCTAAACGTCTGCCTGTACGGTATTGCCTTGCTATCGGCCGGATAGTAGGTCGCTAAGCATACAGAGTTCAAGCTCAAAGACTACCATCCCTCAGACGTTTAATTTGTTCTTAATTCCCTGAATGCAAGTATCACAAACGAAACGCATCCAATAAAAATGATACTCATTATTGTAATAGAGAATGTTTTCATAGGACTGTAAGCAGTAATAGCCCCATATAGCATACCGATAGCACATATTGTCACCAGTATAGCTAAGATAAATTGAATTAGTTTCATAATTATGTGTATTAGTTAGTGCCTGTACCCCCATTGAAGAAAAGCTGTTATGCTTGGTAGAACTCATATTTCAAGTTCAGTACAGGCTATATGGTCGAAAACAGTACGGACGCCCAACCCGTTTTCTTACTGCTCTGGGACGATTCTTTGCGGTGTTTTCTATTAATTGTTATACATTGTACAGCTCGCAAGCTCCAACTTGCTTATGTACGTTCGTTATCTTTAGTCAACCTTGTACAGCTTATAGTATTACACCGTAAAGGTTTTCACAATCTTGTCAAAGAGCTTAATCAATAGCGCCCTACCCGATTCTCGCTATCGGTTGCCGTTCAATCCGTCAGTAGGGCTGTCGTGCGTTGCATAACCGTGTATTATGCGTATCGGCTCAAAGCTTGAACCTCACAAAGAGCATCGTAATCCATACCGCTATCTTCGCCTGAGTCAGAACCTAAAAGAATAGTTTCATAAGTCTCAATCTCTTCTTTTATCACCTCAATAATATCAGCCTTACAATCTACGTTGTAAACTCTACAAGCAGTTTCTTCGTCCATGCCCTCAACTGCTACCAAGTCCCTGCGAAGAGCATTTAAACCTTGTTCTAATTCATAAGTAGTCATAATCGTAAGTATTAAGCAATTGATAATAAATTAGCTTTTTTATAGCACCTGAACTCGCCACGCTCTGTATCATAGTAAGTCTGGACGGTATCATTCTTCGCTCTCTTGTCATTGCCTGTTATGGCGGGCATCAACTTTTCATTGAGTGTACCATACGCCTCTCTTACAGAACCGTCTACTTTTTTGAAATAAAATTTGACGATCTTCTTTTTCATCTCAGCTTTCAATTTCATGTTTACCCAAGCAGACTTTAGAGCTTCAGACATTGAAAAGCCATTCTTTCTTACGAACTGCCAAGCCAATGACATTACTTCGTGTAAAAATTCTCTTGTTTTCATAATCGTGCGTTTTTAATATGTTTATACTATTGCTTATAAGAAGCAAAATTCGTTTCTTTGCAAAAGTGATTAGGTTATCACTGTTTGATGATGCAAATATATAGTAAATAACTATATTATCAAATATTATATAGTTATTTACTATATAACAAACATTATTTAACCATTAGAGTAGTTTATACCTTATTATATGAAGAAGAAAGAAAACAAACATGAAAATAGGATAGTGTGGATAGCGCTTGGATTGAGTGCCATTGCAATAATAGTAAGCATCATTGCAATCTGCATTGCGTGCCCTCATGTTCCAGAATTAGGCTTTGATTATCAAGGAGTAATAGTGGGTATATTAGCACTATTAGTAACTATGCTAATTGGTTGGAATATCTTCTCTATTATTGATATAAGAAAAATAAGAGATGAATTATTGACTACAAAGGTTAGCTCTGTATTCAATGCCGAAAAGAATAATGCAATAACATGTCATGCTGTATCTGATTATTATTATCATGTGCTATTAAAATCAGACCCTTTAGGTATTGAGTATCAATTTCTTTATTACAGAATAAGTGAATTATTTCATGTGTCAAATATAGGAGACACAGAAACCTGTAATGTAATAGTTAAGGTTTTATTGGAAATGATTAAATCGCCCGAAGATATACATATCCTGCAAAGTTGTAAGGATAGACTTATAGGATTATTGTCAATGGTTAATGAAAAAGAGAAAATAATAAAGTACAATGAATTAATGTCAGTTATTGCAAGACTGGGTACTAAGCCACCTGACAATAAATAGCCTTAAAATAAGCATCTGCATATTCATCTGCAGTTCGTTCAGAGAGAGGTACCATAGTAATAAAGTAAAGCGACCAACTCCAAAGTTGCGGTTTGAAGTTTAGTCGCCTATATAATCCCTTACGGGAACAGTTAAACAATTTAGTCGAAATCATCCGCAACTTGATTTCGATACAAATATATAGTAAATTACTATACAATCAAAATAAATACAGAATGAATACTCCTGGGGTTATTAATTGTATTTTGGAAAATGAAAAAATTAAAGCTGCGACATTTGCTAATAGCATAGGAGCACATGCCACACAAATTTACGATTTACAAAGTGGCAAGACTAAGAAAATATCTCCTTCAATGGCAGATAAAATTTTATCTGCATATCCACACTATACAAGGACTTGGCTTCTTACCGGGGAAGGAGATATGCTTACCCAGAAAAAAGAAGCCCCAAAAACAAGTAGTGCCGACATAACAAAGAAGAATGGCTATATTACTTATTTACTCCCAATGTCAGCAATGGGAGGTTCGCTAACCGGGTTTGCAGAACCGGGTGTATTATTGCAAAATTGCGAAGCTGTTGTTTCTCCAATTGAAAATGTAGATTTCGCTATAACAGTTTATGGCGATAGTATGGCTCCTGAATATCCTTCAGGATCACGTATTCTCATCAAAAAAATAAATCCTGATTTATTTATAGACTGGGGCAAAGTATATGTATTAGATACTCCTAATGGAGTTCTAGTAAAAGAAATACATGAATCTAATAGAGAAGGTTATGTATCATGCTATTCAATTAACCCTGACCCTAAATTTAAGCCTTTTGACGTTTTAATGGATGAAGTATTTGGAATGTATAGGGTATTAATGTGTCTATCTGCAAAATAGCTTATGAAATTCAATCAATGCACCTGGATTTAGATAATCCTGATTTATTCAACGAATTAAAGAACAAACTAAACACCTAAGATTATGAAAAGAGGAATAATACTATTTTTTTCTTTCTTATTTTCTTGCCTGTTAAATGCCCAACTTTCCATTCAGCAAGATACCATAAGATATGTTATGGCAAATCTAAATTTAAGAGAGGCCCCCAATACGACCTCCGCTATCATCACTCAAATACCTAAAGGCACCCGAGTTACCGTAGATGAAGATTGTGAATGCAAATGGATTCCAGTAAATTATAATGGCCATATAGGATATGTTTCTACAAAATATCTTTCAAAGAATAAAATTGACCATACTCCTATACGTAATAGCTCCATTAAATATTATACAAATTCAAATGGAGAAAGAGTGCAATCCCCGACCTATTATAATTCTGCACCTCCAGGGGCAACGGCCTTATGTAGAGACGGAACATATAGCTTTAGCAAAAGCCGTAGGGGCACATGCTCACATCATGGTGGAGTTGCAAAATGGCTAAAATAACAAATTAAATAACTAAAATTATGATTGACTTTTTAACTATCGTACTTCTTATATTCGGAGTACTACAAATTATCCTCTTTTTTAAAGTGTGGGGAATGACGAATGACGTAAACAACATTAAGCAAAAGCTGGAAACCAAGCCGGAAGATTTGCTAATTACCGAAGCTCAAACAAAAGCCCTGAACGGAAATAAAATGGAAGCTTTTGAGTTATATCAAAAGGCGTTCTACAAAAGTGTGATAGAACTCTTCAATAAGACTATCAAAGAATATGGGGACGAAGATAATTTAGATTATAAAGAAAGAAATGAATATTACCGCTCAGAGTACAATAAAGTAGTTAAATACTTTTCAAAAAGGACAAAAAAATTAGACATGGAATTACATTCTGAGAAATTAGATTCATACGATAAGGTATATTCTATTATATGTAAATCATAATATTAACACTTCGCCCTCACTATAAAAAAAATTATAAGTAAGTATAGTTATAACTTTATTTGAAAGTTCTATTATATTCAACCGATAAAAACAATCTAAACTTTTAATATACAATGAAAAAGTATTTATTCGCATTAACATTATTACTGCCCCTCCTCCTTGGTGGGTGTTCCAGTGACGATCAATCAGATGACAACAACTCTCCGTTAATCGGATCTTGGATATCCATAGATGATGATGTCGAGATTTTCTATCTTGACCTCAAAAAAGACGGGACAGGGAAATGGACCGGAACCTACGCCGGAGAAGTGGAAAATGTACTAAGGCTCACTTGGAGTGCAACCGAAACCACTTACCATGTCAAATATGAAAACGGCAATTCTGAAACAAAACAGTATAGAATAGAAGGAAACCGCCTCTATTTAGGAGATGTGATATATACCAGGAAGTAAAGCCAGCCGGGGATCACTCCCCGGCTTTTTCTTCGTCCTTCTTTTTTGGATGGAACACAAAATCAATTACCTTCCGATTTGCCTTATCAATCCTGCTCCAGTCCTTTTTAACATAAGTATCTGTGACATTATACCCAGACTTATGATTCAATGACATTGCTACATCATCCATCGAAATACCGCAGTCGTTCCTTGCTATTGTAGCCCAAGAGTGGCGCGCAGCATAAAGAGTTAAATCGGGAATACCTAAAGCAATCCCTATCTTTTTCAGATTAAGATTCACCTTATGCACAAATTGCTTATGGCTCGCATATCTTATAAAGAAATTAAACGCTCTATCCCCTACTGAATCCTTATATCTTTCCAAATAAGGCTCAAGCTCCGGTTCTACTTTAATGGAAATAAAAGCCCTATCATCCCGCCTGGTTCTTGTCTTCCTCCGCTCGTACTCAAATCTATCATCAACAGGAGGATTCAAATAAAACATATCAACGGTATTCATTCCAACCATAAAGAACGACATCAGAAACACATCTCTGGCAATAATGACACCCAACATATTTTCCGGTATTCGATACTCTTTTATAGCTCTTATCTGTTCATCCGTTAAAGAACGCTTTCTTGTAATCGGTTGCTTTGGAATTTTGTATTTAGCAAAGGGATTATTGGAAATGCGGATTATTCCGGCATCTTCATCGTTATATTCAAGCTTTGCCCGATTAAATAACGCTTGTATCTTCGATATGTAAAGCCGAACCCCAGAATCAGAAATATTTCCAATACCACATTTTGACCGTTGACTCTTTAAATCTTCTTCAAATTTAATTAAGAGAGAAGATGTGATATCCGAGAAACATAAATTTCGATTTCCCACGAATGCCTCAAACTTGCTAATAGCAATTCGATAATTTTCCCCTATCCGCCTACCTTCTTTCAAAACCTTATCCGCATAAGCATAACCAAAGTCGAAGAAGTTAATTCCTTCAGGCTTATTAGAAAGTTTATCTTTCATCAGTTCACATAATCCTTTAGCAGAATACAAATCAATAGAGTGACCCAATTTTGAAAGTTCGGCTCTAATTTTAAGAACATCGAGCATTACTTGGTCATAAATCGGATTATTCCTTTCTTTTAGCTCAAAAGTCTTCTTGTTTATCAACTCACCTCCCACATAGTGAGTAGTCGCAATATATGAAGATTGACGTTCGTGCGTAATCCGTATCTTCACATTCCAGGTATTATCTTCTCGCCTTTGATGCTTGAGGATGATTATTTTAACTGTAGCCAT